GCAAATCCATAAACTCGTCTTGCGCAGCCAAAACGGCGTTAACCGCCGAATGATAATCCAATACCCCTGTAAAATCCCCATATTGGGGACTTATTGTTTGTCCTGGCAACTCGCCAGTCAAACCAAATTGACGGACAATATAATTTATGTCCGCTTCATCTTTAAAATTCTGCTGAGCCAAACTCGGGTCTGGACAAGCCAGACCAGTCTCATCAGACACTTGATCTACATCATAGTTATATGGTGTACGTAAAAAAGGAACTTTTTTATCTTTCATCTTCTACCAAACTTTCCACGTTTAGGGTTATAAGGCTTTGAAGGTTGCTGCACAACTTCCTTGGGTCTAGCCCAATTAGCTGCATCACCAACAATTTCAGTTACTTTCTTACCAGCAGCTGCAGCACTAGCTGCATTCTGCGTTAACTCTTTCATTTCAACACCACGTGGAAAATCAGTAAAATACTTTCCTTTTGACTTAGCTTCAGGCACACCGCCTAACCTCGCAATCAACTCATTTGTACGGGTTAGGGCCTCCTGAGCATTAGCATATGTCCTTTGAGCGGACAATAAAGCAGTAGCTTCCCTTAATCTAAACTCTTCTTGTATAAGATTCTTTGTCTCTTGCCGAATCTTAGGATCTTGTAACAATTTAATCGCAGTATCTGCACTTAAATTTCTAACGTTCTCTTGATTAACCTCAACTTGAGAACGTTTTAACGCTACATCTTCACCAATCAAAGCAGTACCTAATGTATTGCTTATGTTACTTGTGGCACTTTTAAATTGAGCTTGTTGACCAATAGCAGAAGCACCGGACGGCGTACCGGCGCCACCTTGAGCATAAGCTAGCATGGGATTAAGCCCAGCAGCTTCTAAGTCTTTCACCGCAGTTTGATACTGCGTAGCTCTCATACGTTCCTGAAAATCCATCTGTTTTTGTGCCTGTTCAGCACTAAAACCTTGAGCTATTTGCGCCTGTTGGGCTTGCATACGATTAGTTCTTTCTCCAGAAAGAAAATCTAAACCAGCCGTAGCAATACCCATAGGCACTTGGCTAATAGCATTAACAATTCCGCTAAATAATCCCATATTAGAAATGATCTATTAAACCAGGAACACTATACATTGGCATTGGTCTTGCCATCGTTATATCGAAAAATGAATCAAATAGGAACTGCTGACCATTGGCAGCAGCACCCACAGCTACCACACGTGAAACTGGGGGCGTTTCTTGTATAAACGTGTTATTCAATGTAGGCAAGCTTGTAAACTTCTGAGCCAAATGCCAAGCATCTAATGTACCAGTAGTAGTACTTCTAAACAATCCAGTAATCTGCGATGGCTTATAACGATACTCAGCCCAACGTTCTTGATATCCAAACACGTTGTTATCAGCTGCACCGCCAGTCGCATAAATCTCTTTATTCAACACTGCTTGCTCACCTAATGTGGCAAAAGCAGGGAAATAAAAATCATAACGTGTCGATCTACTCCACATACGTGGCAAACCTTGCTGATATGTTAAATCAGCACGTACCGACACTAAACCAATAATAACACCATGTTCTACAAAGCTTTGCGTAAAGCCGTGACCACTTGCGAGTGACGTGCCCATAGCCGCAAGATTGCCCAAAACTGTAGAACCTCCAGAAAGATTGGTCGCACTTGTCTGGGCAATAGGATTGATATTAACAACAGTGGAACCCCCACCAAGATACTCAGGACGCTGCAAACGAGCGTCTGGACTAATAACTCCAAAATGAGAGCGAATAATTTCAGTATAACGTGTACCTCCACGAGCATCCCTTTCAAGTAATTTTTGAATCTGAAATGATTGACGCAATTGATTAATTGTTGCTGCAGTCGCAGCTGATAAATCAGCATACAAACCAGTATTGTCGCCAGTTGCTAATGTACCAAAACGCAATTGATTGCCAACAGCACTAGCACCAGATAAATTAATTGTTACCGAACCTGGGTTAGTCTGAATACCCCAGTTCGCATTACCATCATTTACAGTAAATGGAGTACCAACAACACCTTTAACCGGTGCAGTTGAGCCTAAAGGCAACGTTACTGAATTACCCTTTTGTGGCCATGGCAAAGCACTTGTAAAATAATCGTGTCGCTTACCACGACGTAACAACGCATAATCAGTATATGTATCTGGGCCGTCATTCTTATGAACGGTCACAGAATTTTGCATATTCTGATCTCTGAACCACTCGTTATAAATTAAATTATATGCACGTGGCCAAAAAGCACACACACTGACTGTATTACCAGCACCTACTTGTCCAACAGTAGGTAAACCCATATAGTCATATAAACCACCAGTAGGAAACCCATTGGCAGGACTTACAATTTGGGGAACAGTATAAGAAATCGAGTCCCCTGGATCTTCTTGTTCTCCCATAAACTTCTGCCAATTATTCCAAATCAAACGATTTGGTACAAAGAAAAAGAAACTATCCAAATGCATATTATCCATGATTGGATATAAAGGCGTAGCCAAACGGGCAAATGCCGTCATCTTCAAATTGAACGTATCGCCAGGTAGTACTTCATCAACATACACAGGAATTAAAAATCCAGCATCAAAAGTGGTCTTATGGGTCTTTTGTGCCTTAAACCGACTGCGGGGAATATCCGCCTTCGGAATCATTGCAAACTGATGAACATCTACCGAGCGATTACGAAACATACAATCTCCTTAAGAATTACTTAATTTTTACATCCTTACCACGAACTATAACACTAGGGTTATCCCTAATCTCATACTTACCAGTTGAATCATCAAACACACCCAATTCATATAAATCAAAATCATCTGGGTGGTTAAACAACTGGTTATCCTTATCTTCGCGGTTTACTTCGTCTGTAAAACTTCTAATTGCAACGCCAAGCGATTGCAAATACATTGGACGGCCAAACGCTTCCGCTGCCGTATCTCTAACACTCACTATAACTGAAATCATATTAGCTCCTAAGCTAAACTACGTTTTAATAAACTAACACGGGCTTTAGTTATAGTCTCTTTAACTAACAATCTATCATCCGTGTTATCTTCGAAATTCTTCTTAGCTAAATCTATACGCTTTTGTTGAACTTCTTCCCATTCATATGGGTTCGACTTTTCATATTGCAAGTCATAATACTTAGGGGGACGAACCTTTCGGCCGTTTATTATCACATAGTCATGTGGATAAACGTCCGACTTAAACTTCATAAACCAATCAGCACCTATACCGCCTGGATCACCTTTAACTTTAGGTTTTAAACTCATTTTATTATATTCAAGCTTACGCTTAACAATCTCTCCAGTCTCTAAATCTGTAAATATATACTTTCCGTACAAAGGAGAATCTTCATTATTAATCTTTTTCATTATATATCTAGCAACATAAGCACTAGACTCAAACGTTACATCTCCAACACTCGAAAAGCCATTTGTCCATAATTTTTCAAGCTCACTGGATCTATAAAGCTTACTACCACTTGAAGTGGTTTTGTGGTACTTTCTATCTGAAAAATCAATTCCGAACAAAATGGCATGGAAGTGAGGTCTATCAAACTTCTCACCATATTCTCCGCACATGTAAAATCTACAGTAACCAAATTTCTTCCTTAGCTTTTTCATAAAAAGCTGAAAATCACGATGATCTAAACTTCTATTACGAGGCAAATTCTCGTCGTTATACGTTAACGTGATAAAACAATTCTTTTCATGCAGCTGCGCTTCATGTAAACATCGCATAGCCCATTGACGGCTACGCTCTAACCGACACCCAACACATTGACCGCAAGGCAGTGATAACGATCGACTAATGTCGAAATACCGCCTTTCGCTAAAAACAACCTGACCATCAACTGTTTGATATGCCGCTATCGGGTGATAGCATGGCAATTACAGCCTCCAACCACCACGCATTGGGTTCATACGCATATTTGGGGCTTTTGTACGGCGTACGTTGTGTTTAAAATGCCGTGCCGACATCTTCTTATTAACAGGTTTTCTACGTAGCATAACTTCTCCTTGTGGTCTTTGGTGTCACCTAGCACAGTTACATCAAGTAAGTCACTGTGCTTCGGGGGACTTCGTCTCCCCGACCGGTGTTTCTACAGGCGTAGAAATGGGCATATCAGCAACTAAGCCAAGCTTAATTGCCTCTTCACGATTTTCTTCTTGACCAAGAAAATCTATTAACTTAGCGGGGTCGTTATCAAAACGAGCCCGCATCTGGGCTGGCAAATCCATAAACTCGTCTTGCGCAGCCAAAACGGCGTTAACCGCCGAATGATAATCCAATACCCCTGTAAAATCCCCATATTGGGGACTTATTGTTTGTCCTGGCAACTCGCCAGTCAAACCAAACTGACGGACAATATAATTTATGTCCGCTTCATCCTTAAAATTCTGCTGAGCCAAACTCGGGTC